TACTAGCGACCGCGCCCGCTCCGCACGCACGATCCGCGGCTACGGCGAGATCAACGGGCTCGAGTTCGTCGCCAAGATCGGCGTCGAGAAGGACAAGGCCGATCCGCGCGACGAGGGGCGCAACGTAATCGCCGCGGCGATCGGGCCGGAGCACGCAGACTACCTCCGCGTGATGGGCACCCCGCCCGCTGGCGCGCAGCCCACCCTGCTGCAGGCGCCGCCCCCGGTGGCTGCCCCCGCGGGAACCGCGCCGTCCTGGGCTGCGCCGGCACCGGGCTCGGCGACCGGCGCCAACGCGCCCTTCTGGGCGCGCTGAGGGGGAGGAGCGCCATGATTCCTCGTCCCTATCAGCGGGCGGCGGTGACCGCCGCCCGCGCCAAGACCGCCGCGCACGGCAACACGCTGGTCGCCCTGCCGGTGGGCGCCGGCAAGACCGCCGTCGCCGGCTTCTACATCCAGGAGGAGGCGGCGGCGCAGCCCGACGCCCGCTTCCTGGTGCTGCAGCACACCGACGAACTGATCGAGCAGAACCGCACCACGATCGGCCGCGTCGCAGGCCTGCCGGCCTCCGTGGTGAAGGCCGAGCGCGACGATTGGTCCGGCCAGATCGTCTTCGGCAGCGTCCAGACGCTGGCCCGCACCAACCGTCGCGCCCGCATGGGGCAGGTCTCGCATCTCGTCATCGACGAATGCCACCGCGTCGCCGCCGACAGCTACCAGGCGATCATCGCTGCGGCGCGCGCCACCAACCCGGGCGTGAAGCTGCTCGGCCTCTCCGCCACGCCCGAACGCGGCGATCGCCGCAGCCTGCGCAAGACCTTCTCCAACATCGCCTACCACCTGCCGATCTCGGCGCTGATCGCCCAGGGCATCCTGGTGCCACCCCGGACGCTCACCCTCGACCTCGGCGTCGCTGACGCGCTCGATCATCTCGGCACCGCCGGCGCGGATTTCGACATGGACGCCGCCGCCAGGGTGCTGAACCGGGCGGTGCTGAACGAGGCGGTGGTCGAGCACTGGCGGGAACACGCCGCCGATCGGCGCACCATCGTCTTCTGCGCCACGCTCGCCCATGCCGAGGCGGTCGCCTCCACCTTTCGCGATGCCGGCATCACCGCTGCCACCGTCACCGGGGAGATGCCCGGCAGGGAGCGCGCCGACCTGCTGGCTCGCTTCGATCGCGGAGAGGTGCAGGTCATCACCAACTGCATGGTACTGACCGAGGGCTTCGACAGCCAGCCGGTCGGCTGCATCGTCATCCTGCGGCCGATGCTCCACCGCGGCACTTTCATCCAGGCGATCGGTCGCGGCCTGCGCAAGGTGGATCCCGAGCGCTTCCCCGGGGTCATCAAGACCGACTGCGTCGTGCTCGACTTCGCTGGCGCAGCGCAGCGGCACGGCTCGATCGAGAGCGATGGCACCCTGCCGGAGGAAGACGAGGAGGGACCTGGCGAGGCGGCCTACAAGATCTGCCCGAGCTGCGATGCCGAGGTGCCGATGGGCACCGTCGCCTGTCCCTTCTGCGGGCATGTCTGGCAGCGGGCCTTCCGCGACAAGACCCCGCTCAAGCGCTTCCAGTTGACCGAGATCGACCTGCTCGACCGCTCGCCCTTCCGTTGGTGGGACATGCATGGCGATGGCCAGTCGATGATGGCGTCCGGCTTCGAAGCCTGGGCGGGCGTGTTCTTCGACGGCCAGCACTGGCACGCCGTTGGCAAAACAAAACTCGGCCGGCTGCGCCACATCGACGTTGGTGACCGCACTCAGGTGCTGGCCGGCGCCGACGACTTCCTGCGCCAGGCCGAGACCAGCCTCGCCTCCGGCAAGAGCCGCCTGTGGCTGTCGCATCCGGCGTCAGCGCGGCAGCGCGAACTCCTGGCCCGCGCCGGCGACGCCAGTCCCGCCCTCGATTTCGGCCTGTCGAAATACGCTGCCAATTGCCGGCTGAACTTCCTGTGGAATCGTGCCGCCATCACCGCCGCGGTGCTCGGGCAGAGCATGGGGAGGGCGGCATGAATGCGCTCCGCGCCGTCCTCTCTCTGCGCCGTCTGCCGGCGAGCCGCGCGTGGCTTTGGCTGGCTCGACCCGAGGCCGGGGACACGGCCACGGCCCTCGGCCTCCTTCTGCTGCATGGCGTGCCAGGGCTTCTGGACACGCTTGGCCGGGAGGTCGCCCGCCTTGGTTGACCTCACCGAACAGGAGCGCGCCGCCATGCGTGCCGCGCTGCCGCCCGTCGCCGAGATCATGGCCGAAATCGGCTGGACCACGCCGCTCAACGCCCTGACCGCCGAGCAGGTGCTGACGCTGATCGAAGTCGCCATCGGCGGCTTCCAGGATGCCATGCGGGCCGTCGCCGGCCCCGGAGAGCCGGAGATCCCGCTGTGACGAGCATCGTCCCACTCGACTTCAATCACCGCCCGAAGCCGCCCACCCCCGCCGAGGCGATCAACACGCTGATCGACATCGCACTGGTGGCCGAGAACGGCACCCGGCCGCGGCGCGACTATCTCGGCGGCTCGCGCCTCGGCGATCCCTGCGCCCGTCGCCTGCAAAATGAGCATCTCGACCTGCCGCGCGATCCCGACACGGGCTTCTCGGGGCAGACGCTGCGGATCTTCGCGGTGGGGCACGTCTTCGAGGACCTGGCGATCGGCTGGCTGCGGCGCGCCGGGTTCGACGTGCGCACGCGCAACCGCGCCGGCGAGCAGTTCGGCTTCTCGGTCGCCGGTGGCCGCGTGCAGGGGCACATCGACGGCGTGGTCGTCGCTGCCCCGGTGGCGGCCCAGCCCGTGGTCGCCGTGCCGGCGCTGTGGGAATGCAAGTCGGCCAACGCCAGGAACTGGAAGGAGATCGTCCGGCGCGGCGTCGCCGCGGCCAAGCCGGTCTACGCCGCACAGATCGCCCTCTACCAGGCCTACATGGGCTTGACCGACGCGCCGGCGCTGTTCACCGCGGTGACCAAGGACACCGCCGAACTGCACCACGAGCTGGTGCCGTTCGATGCGGCGCTGGCGCAGGCGACCAGCGACAAGGCGGTCCGTGTCCTGCAGGCCTGCGACACCGGCGAATGGCTGCCGCGGATCTCGGCCGAGCCGGGACACTTCGAATGCGCCCGCTGCCCCTGGCAGTCGCGGTGCTGGGCATGAGCGCGGCCGAGGTGCAGCCGCCCGTACCCATCGTGTGCGATGCCGCCATGGTCGCGGCCTATGCCGAGGCGCTGTTCGGCTATTGCGAGGGCTTCATCGCCGTCCGCGCCCTCGCCGAGAAAGGCGGGCCGGATCGCGCGCCGCACACGCCCTTCCTGCCCGCCGATGGTGAACTGGCCGCCAAGCTGGCGGTGCAGGCGCAGTGGGCCGCCGAGGCGGGCATGGCGCTCTACGTCATTCCCGGCACGGTGGCGGCGCCGGGCGAGGCGCGGGCCGAGCACGTCGTGCAGATGCAGACCGTGCTGGTCGACCTCGACCACGGCGACATCGCCGCCAAGCGCGAGCACCTGCTGCTGCATCTCGGCGCCCCGAGCCTGGAGGTCGCCTCCGGCGGCGTGACGGCGGAGGGTCAGTGCAAGCTGCATCTCTACTGGCGGCTGACCGAACCCGCCGAGGGACCCGACCTCGCCACCGTATGCCGGCTGCGCCACGCCATCGCGGTCAAGGTCGGTGGCGATCCCGCCTTCCGCTCGGCGCACCAGCCGATCCGTGTCGCCGGCACAGTGCACGGCAAGGGCACGCCCCGGCTGGTGAAGGTGCTCGCCTCGGGCGGCCCCGACCGCGACCTCACCGACCTCGCCGAGGCGGTCGTCGCCATGCCGCCGATGCCCGGCGAGACCGGCGTGCTGCCCGATGCTGCGCCCGGCGATCCGATGGACTTCAACGGGGCAGGAGAGTTGCGCGGTGATGTCACCGCCCTGTTCGGGCACAGCATCCGGGAGGGCGGCGTCGACGGCACCACGCGCTTCGACGCGCTGTCGCGGGTGATCGGCTACTGGATCCGCCGCTGCCGCGAGGGCCACACCACCCCCGCCCAGGCCTGGCAGGAGATCCTCGCCTACAACACCGCGCGCATCGATCCCCCCTGGCCGGAAGACCGCCTGCGCCACGAGGCCGAACAGCTGTGGCGGCGCGATGCGGCACGGCAGGGCGAGGAGGCGGCCAGCCAGGACAGCGCTGCCACGGCAGGGGATGGCTCCGGCGCCGGTGGCGGCGATGATGAGACCATCCCTGTGGAGTTCACCGAGGACGCGCTGGCCGCCGCCTTCAGCGACCTGCATGCCGAGGACTGGCGCCACGTAGCCCTGTGGGGTGCCTGGCTGACCTGGACCGGCACGCGCTGGGAGCGCGAGGGCACGCTGCGGGCCTTCGACTTGGCACGGCGGGTGTGCCGCACGGCCGCGAATCGCGCCAACAGCAACAAGGTGCGGGCGAAGCTGTCGCAGGCCTCCACCGTCGCGGCGGTGGAGCGGCTGGCCCGCGCTGATCGCCGCCACGCGACCACCACCGAGGTGTGGGACCGCGATCCGTGGCTGCTGAACACGACCGCCGGGGGGGTCGACCTGCGCGCCGGCGCCGTCGCCCCGCACGACCGCGCACTGCACATGACGAAAATCACCACCGCGGCGCCCACGGGCGATTGCCCGAGCTGGCTCGCCTTTCTCGCGCAGGTGACCGGCCGCGATGTCGAGTTGCAGGCCTATCTCCGCCGCGTGGTCGGCTACTGCCTGACCGGCGTCACCACCGAGCACGCGCTGTTCTTCCTCTACGGGACCGGCGCCAACGGAAAGTCGGTCTTCGCGAACACGCTGACCGCCATCCTTGGCGACTACGCCACCGTCGCGCCGATGGACACGTTCATGGCGACCACCGGCGATCGCCACCCGACCGACATGGCCGGGCTGCGCGGGGCCCGCATCGTTACCTCGATCGAGACCGAGCAGGGCAGCCGCTGGGCGGAGAGCAAGCTGAAGGCGCTCACCGGCGGCGACCGCATCACCGCGCGCTTCATGCGGCAGGACTTCTTCGAGTTCACCCCGCAATTCAAGCTGCTGGTCGCGGGCAACCACAAGCCGTCCATCCGCAACGTCGACGAGGCAATGCGGCGGCGACTGCACATGGTGCCCTTCACGGTCACCATCCCGGCCGCCCAGCGCGACAAGCGCCTTCCCGAGCGGCTCCTCGCGGAGCGCGACGGGATCTTGGCCTGGGCGCTGGAGGGCTGCCTGGAGTGGCAGCGCACCGGGCTGCGGGCGCCGGCCACCGTCCTCGCGGCCACCGATGAGTATTTCGCGGCGGAGGATGCGCTCGGGCGCTGGATCGAGGAACGCTGTGAGCGCGTCGCCAGCTACGTCGAGACCACGGCCACGCTGTTCGCGTCATGGAAGGCCTGGGCGGAGGCGAACGGCGAATACGTCGGCTCGGTCCGGCGCTTCTCCGACAACCTGCTGAACCGGAACTTCGAGCGCGACCGCGACAGGTCGGCCCGGGCCTTCCGGGGCCTCCGGTTGCGGGCGCTGCTCCTCCCCTCAGACCCCATGCAGTTCTGAGGAGCAGGCGACCATGCAGGGCATGCACCGCTCGTCAGAAATCGGTGCGGTGACGCAACCGACACAGCCTCCGGGAACACCCGTTTGCGCGTGTGCGCGTGCGCGCGTGACGGTGATTACCGGAGGCTGTGTCGGTTGCGTCACCAGAACGACAGTCTGGCCCAGAGGCCCCCCGAGGTCGGCAGTTCATCGAGCCGGGCAGCGACGGCGAGCTCCGCCAAGAACCGCGCCGTCGCTGCCCTCACCACGATCATCCCCTTTCGGAGACCACCATGGCTCTCGCGACTCTCCCCATGCCCGCAATCCACGCAAGCGGCCCGCCTGTTGTGGCCGCACCACCGCTCACGCTCGCGCATCCCGCCATCCTTGCACTGGACCTCGGCACCACGACCGGCTGGGCGCTGCGCGGCCGTGATGGCCGCATCACCTCCGGCACCATGACCTTCAAGCCCAGCCGCTTCGAAGGCGGCGGGATGCGCTACCTGCGCTTCCGCGGCTGGCTCGCCGAGATCAGCGACCTGTCCTGCGGTCTCGCGCGGATCGTGTTCGAGGAAGTCCGTGCCCATGCCGGCACCGACGCGGCCCACATCTATGGCGGTTTCCTCGCCCACCTTTCCGCCTGGTGCGAGGAGGCGACCATCCCCTACGAGGGCGTGCCGGTCGGCACGATCAAGCGCTTCGTGACGGGCAAAGGCAACGCCGACAAGGCCGCCGTGATCGCCGCCATCCGCGCCCGCGGCTTCCGCCCGACCGACGACAACGAGGCCGACGCCATCGCCCTGCTGCTCTGGGCCACGACATCCGCAGGAGGCCGGGCATGAGCCTGTTTGGCAGCCCCACGGAGCCGCGCTGCCCACTGGGCCGGCTGCGGCCCCCGACCACCCAGCACGAATTGGAGGCGATGCGTGCCCGCGCCTGGCACGAGCATGGCGTGGCAGCGCTCTCGGTGGGCGACATCGCCAATGTCTGGCTCCGCCAGGCCATCACCAACGAAGCCACGCGGCGCTGGGGGCCGCGCAATGGGGAGCACAACCATGGCCAGTAAGCGGAAGTCCAAACGCACCGCACTGCCGCGCGACGATCTGTCGCGGCCCAGCAAGTGGCG